CATGACACCAGAGATCATTTACTTCTCAGCAATCACTTCTGTACTTGTTCTATTAGTTGGAGGAATTGTTGGTTGGTTATCAAGACAAGCATTTAGTGAGCACATTTATGTTACAGCAGCGCAGACAGAAACACTGCATCCTGAAATGTATGACGAAGATGGTCACTGGATCAATGAAGAGTTACTCTCTGTCCGCTTTATAGATGAGGATGAGATAGAAGAGGACTAAATAGTACTACCATATACCATGACACATGCAATTATTAATGAATGAAGTCTTACAAAAGGTAAGCAATGCGAAAACGAAAGCGCAGAAGATTAAACTTCTGAATGAGTACAACTCTCCAGCATTAAGAGCACTTCTCATTGCTAATTTTGATGAGAGTGTAATCTCTATGCTACCAGAAGGTAAGGTTCCGTATAAACCTAATGATGCACCAGAGGAAACAGAGCATACTAAACTCATTCAAGAGTATCGTAAACTCTATTTGTTCTTTAAAGGTGGTGCTAACATAAGTCAAGCAAGAAGAGAGACTCTCTTTATTCAATTGCTTGAGGGACTGCACGCAAAGGAGGCAGAGGTTTTAACTCTTGTTAAAGATAAGAAGATTGGCAAACGCTGGAAGATTACTAGGCAGTGTGTCGAAGAAGCATTTCCATCAATTCAATGGGGGAATAGAAGTTGAGCGTTACCGTAATCCATGAGAAATGTGATCTCAAAGTAGCAGACAATAAGGAACTACCTTATTCTGCATACATTATTCAGTATGAACATGAAGGTACAACACATAATGATATTGCTGTTGGTGATAAGGCAGTAGATATCTTTGATCATTATTATGATAAGTATAAGAAGGGATTTAAATGGTTAAAGCAGAGTCAAGGTTTGGTATCACCAAAACTTTGGAACAATCCTAACGAACCAGTTAAACCTAAGAGAAAGAAAAGAAAGAAACCATCATCACAGGAGGAAATTTAAAATGGATTCACATCCTCATGGCGAGTGGGCAGTACATTACTGTAGAAGAGATGACATAACAACATGGCATGTTATGAAGAGACAGAACAGTGATGGAGTTCTAGTCTCTGCTAAGGTCTATGATGATGTGTTTAGATTCAAGAAGTATCATGATGCTTTTGAATTTTGTAGAGTGGAAAATGATAAAGGAATATACGATTCAAAACCAGGTAGAGTTTGTAAGACAGGTGTAGATGGATTTTATCTATCACAATGTTAAGTAAAGAATATAGATTGAGACTAGTCGAGATCGTATGTAAGATGAGATTGAATAGAGAAGTTACTCTTGCAGAAAGGATCTGGGTACAGAAACTGTGTGAGCATAACAAATCTGCTGCTGGTATAAGGGACAGATTTCTGTACAGACCCTTAAGTTAATATAAAATTGTATCAACCGATACATTGGTACTTGACTATATAATATAACTGTGTTATTATTAACACAATCGTTCAACCTCAAAAGAGGTCGCAAGTAAGCCGACACGGAACGGATACGTTCATCCCATGATCCCTTTTATTATCGCTACTTCTTTAACATGTCCTGAGGCTCATGATCTTGTCGATAAGATGAGAACATATAGAGTCGAAGAACAAACTAGATCAGAAATGATTCAGATTGTTAAGGATGAGACTGAAGGATGTTGGGACGCAAATGCCGACTGAAGGAACGGGGCCACAATCCCTACTACTTTGGAGAAAGCCAATGGCACAAGTCACTTATCGTGGTGTCAAGTACGACACTGAAAAGAGTAAGCAGTCTAACTGCAACAAGTCACAACTGACTTATCGTGGAGTCAAGTTCCAAAAAGAACTTTGCACTGCATAAAATCAAAATCACACTTTGATTTTCATAGATCCAGGAAAATTTTTTCCTGGATTTTTTTGTTGAAAAAGTCGATCTGTGTGCTATAATAAATACCTAGTAACATTAATTAGTTATGCCCAAGTTAGAAGGTGATCAATTACTCCATCTTCGAGAGCAGGTTCTTAAACTACTCATGAAAAATTTTCCGAAGCATCGCTCAAAATATATTTACGAGTGTGCTGACGACTGGTGTAATAAACAAGTCACTACCAATGGTATAGTCTCTTACTTCAAGGCATACTATGGCAGGTATGAAGGACAAGAAGGCAGCAAAGAAAATTATTAAGAGAGCAAAACAAAATCCTCAACTTTATAGCAAAGATGAGGTAAAGTATGCTAAAATGATACGTAAACGTATAAAACGTGAAGAGAAACAACATGAACGTGAAATTAGTGAGCGTGACTCCAGACGCAGAGAAGCACATGGGTTACGTAGCGAGGGTGAGCAACCCAAAGAACCAAGACAATCCAAACGTCGCTGGTTTACTAAGTTATTGCATAAAGCACGGTCATTGGTCCGTCTTTGAGCAAGCATTTATGACTGTGGAAATTGAGACCACTCGTGGACTCGCAGCACAGATACTAAGACATAGATCATTTACATTTCAAGAGTTCTCACAACGTTATGCTGATGTGAACTGGTTGAAGTTAGGAATACCAATACCAGAATTACGCAGTCAAGACAGTAAGAATAGACAGAATAGTATAGATGACATACCAGAGGAACAACAGAAGAGGCTCCAGAAAACAATCAGTAGGCACTTCTATGAAGCGTTGGATCTATACAATGAACTTATACGTGAGGGCGTTGCGAAGGAATGTGCGAGATTTGTTCTCCCACTAGCAACACCAACCAGATTGTATATGACTGGTAGTGTAAGGTCATGGGTACATTATGTTGACCTACGTTCAGGTCATGGTACTCAGAAAGAGCACATGGATATTGCTAATGAGTGTAAAGATATACTTATAGAACAGTTCCCTGTTTGTGCCAAAGCATTGGAGTGGGTATGACATCAATATTCTGGTTCGGATTCCTAGTAATGGCCTTCAATGAAGGGTTCGTTATTCTGAGACATCAATCTAAATTCTTTTCTCAGTTAAGGGATGAAATCATTAAGGACTTTGGTGATGGGTGGAAGAAATTTCATTCAACATTAGATTGGGTCTGGGTTGCTGGAGTTATTCTAGGACTCATACTAGCAGGTGATCAAAGATGGACAGACATCACAGCTCTTGTCACATTCTGGGGTTGTGTGCTAGTATTCGTTTACATACCAAAGTGGATCGGATAATGATATTCTGGGGTGGCAATCATAAAGTAGATTCTAATATCGTGTCAACTATAGTTGATGGATTAAAGAAGATTAAACATTCGTTTAAAGGTGGTTTCTATTCCTCTTATCATGTTGATCCAGAACAACGTCCAGATAGAATACTCAATGATGGATACATTAATATCTTAGAGAAAGCAACCAAGGATCTTGGTTTATATTATAGGACTGATTACTTTTGTGACTATTGGACACAGGTTTATCCTGCTTCTCCTGCACCACTTGGTACTCATTTCACACATGATCATTTCTCTGGTGTAGAATTATTCTCTTGGGTTCATTTCATTAGACCTACTTCAAAGAAGTGTTTCCGTTTCTTAGACTCTCATGGTGCATCAATCTATCCAGAGCAAAAGGAAGGAGACTTTATTATTTTTCCGTCTTGGGCTCTACATAGAGTAGATGCTAATGAGGAGAATGAGGACAGAGTTGTTGTTGCAGGTAATGCAATAGCAAGATCTATTCAATGCCCTCTACAAAATGAAGAGACTAAGATCTCTACATGCCATGATTTTAATTCACGGTTTAGATTATGGGAGAGCAATACTTTCCCACGATCATTTGCACACGATATCCCTAAAGAATGGTTATAACTATGCCAACATACCCTGTAAAAAATGATACGACTGGAGAGAAGAAAGAACTCTCCATGACAATGAAAGAGTACGACCAGTGGAGAAAAGATAATCCAGATTGGGATAAGGATTGGATGGCAGGTGTTGGGAATTATTCTACTGAAGTAGGAGACTGGCAACACAAGATGAGCAAAACTCATCCTGGTTGGTCAGACATTATGAAAAATAAAATACTACCTAAAGCACCAACTAATAAATCTATAGCGGAGAAGTGGGGTTAACTCATGCCAGCAAAGAAAAAAGTAACTAAAGCACCAGGAGCAGGTATGACTGCCAAGCAAAAGAAAAGACGTAAACCTATCAATCAGGAGATAATGATTCCTGTTGAACCACTCACTGAAAATCAAAAGGTATTCTTTGATGAGTGGGACAAAGGACAGATGATCTATGCTTATGGTGTAGCAGGAACAGGTAAGACATTCATTGCATTGTATAAAGCATTGTGTGATGTACTTGGTGACTCTACTCCATACGAAAAGATATATCTTGTACGTTCTTTAGTACCATCAAGAGAGATTGGTTTCTTGCCTGGTGATGCTGATGACAAGTCATTCTTATATCAAGTACCATATAAGAAGATGGTACAGAACATGTTTCAGATGCCAGATGATGCATCATATGAAATGTTGTATCATAACTTGAAGTCACAGGATACTATTTCATTCTGGTCTACTAGTTTTATACGTGGTACTACCTTTGATAATGCTATCATTATAATTGATGAGTGTCAGAACTTGAATTTTCATGAGTTAGATAGTATAATAACAAGAGTAGGTCAAGACAGTAAGATTTGTTTCTGTGGTGATCAAGCACAGACTGATCTTGTTAAGACTAATGAGCGTACTGGTATCTTAGATTTCCAGAAGATCATTGGTTCTATGAATGAGTTTTCTCTTATCGAATTTGGTATAGAAGACATCGTTCGTTCTGGTCTAGTTAAATCATATCTTATTAGTAAAATCAATGCTGGCCTATGAAATTTAATCATGTAGAGGGGGTGACCCCCATTGAAATGTCAGCAACTATAGTCAACCATAAGCGTGTATATGTTACACCAGATGGAGACAAGTTCCCATCAGTTACTACTGTCATTAGCAACAATGCTAAGAAGATGGCAGGTATTGCTAAGTGGAGGGAACGTGTAGGTATGGAGGAAGCGAATAGAATATCCGCAAGATCAACTAAGAGAGGTACAACCTATCACTCCATAGTTGAGGACTACTTTAATAATAAATTAGAGATAGATCAGTACAAAGATTCTCCGCTTCCCACTGTTATGTTCTACCAATCAGTAGATACACTTAACAGGATAAATAATATTTACTTGCAGGAAGCCGCTCTTTACTCTAAACATCTAGAGTTAGCAGGAAGAGTGGATTGTATCGCAGAGTTTGATGGGGAGTTATCTATAATTGATTTCAAGACATCTGCTACACCTAAGCGAGAGGAATATCTAACTGATTACTTCGTGCAAGAAACTGCTTACGCATGTATGCTCCAAGAGTTATATGATGTGAGCGTCAAAAAAATAGTGACCATCGTTGCTTGTGAAAATGGAGAGACTCAGGTGAAAGTACTTCCACCTAAGAAAGAATTTTTCATCAAATTAATGGGTTACATCCACGAATACCAAGAACGTTATGGACAAAAAGCAATTACTTGAGGATAAATTTATGACAGCTGCGAGATTCTCGCAGGAAGTGGAAAAGATTGCTCTACATAATTCGGATATGAATTACATAGATTCGGTTATCCATTACTGCGAACTAAATGAAATAGAACTAGATAGTGTTACTAAATTGATTAGTAAACCACTTAAAGAAAAGTTGCGTCACGAGGCACAACAATTAAACTTTATGAAGAAAACAAGTAGAGCAAAGTTGATGCTAGTATGAGTAGATTTTTCCAATCAGAATTAGTTAGAGGTGACATTCAGGAGATGGTAGAACTCCAGCAGTTCTGCTTCAGATCTGCTATGAATTTTATGCTCCTCGATTACGATAGAAAGCAACAATATTTTGAAGCATTAGAAAGACTCATTGAGAAACAGAAAGTTTTTTATGCTCGTATCGAACTGAGTGATGACCCTGAAGCAAAGTCTGTTAAAGAGACTATGAAACAGGGTATAGTAATGCTAGGTGCTACACCTGATACACCAATGCAATCAATGTTCGATGAGTTATTAGATAAGATCTCGGTGATGAAGCAGAGACTAGAAGCAGATAACAGTAAGTAAAGCAAACCGAAAGATAGTATAAAGGAAACGGCATTTTGTGTGAATTCCATGTTATATAATATGTGGAACCCAACACAGAACAATGCTGCAAACTTTAAAGTGGTCGGAAGACGGAGAATTATCACAACTTGATATGGAAAGGATTTTA